GCGTTGAGGCCGGATGCGAAGCAGCGACCGTCCTGCGACGTGACGAAGAAGTACCCATCGAGAAAGACCCCGGCCGTAATCGTCGGCAGGTCAGGGTCGGCCAGATCGTCTATCTCGTCATTGGATAGGGTAAACACGCCGGCCGCGCAGATGATTAGCACGTCCGGGATAGGGCGTCTGTTGTTGCGGAGAAAGTAAACCTTGTCGGTGCCGTCGAGGGTATCGACCGCAGAAGCCGCACCACCAGCCGCCGGGTATTTCACCACAGTGCCGGCATAGGCCGCATAGATATTGGCCCCGAGGATCAGCGAGCCGCGGAATGTCTCCTCATCGGAGGTGCCCCAGCCGGCAAGGCCCGGCACGCGATGGATCACGGCGCGCGCCCGTGCGTTCTCTCCCAGCGCCTCGGCAAACACATTGATGAGCCGCCCCGCGCCTTCCGATGGCGAGGCGCCGGGAAAGGACGAGAGGGGGAACGGGATGAATACCATATTATTTACTCAAAATATTATTAAGCCATTCAAACGCCGGGGCCGGGTCGATATCGGAATATCGGCCGCGCGACACATCAACGGTTGCCGGGTAATGCCTGCGACCTAATGTTTTAGAATATCCGCCGACAATATTTCCGCCTTCAATAGCTGGCAGGTGGTCTGCAAAGCGGGCTGTTCCATTGTCGCCAACGCGGACATACACGGACCCATAAGGGCCATCTGGATATTTTACGCGGACATCATCAACCCCGCCGCGCTTTGCAGATTCGGCAAAATCTATAGCCGACCTTGATTGTTGTGTCGCCCGGTATGGGCTTCCGCCTGCGCCAAATGCTGGATTTTCCATCCCAATTCTTTCAAAACGAGTCTTAAATAATTCAGCGGCTTTGCTCATTCTCTCCGGCGTTAGCTTAATTCGCTGCACATCTTTCCCGCCGGACGCTTCGCTAAGAACTGATCTATATCTTTCTCTTAGATTCCGACTTACTGGCCCGGACCCAATCGCGCCATATGGCGCACCGCCGAATGTGCCACCCATAACAAGGCCAGCTAGATCGGCAGATCGCCCGATCGCATCTAAACTCAATTGCCCGTCCGCATCCCTCATTTGTTGCCGTCCGCTGTAAACATCGCCCGGAAGCATAAGCGCGGAAAGGCCGCCGCGAACCATCCTGACCGGCCACGGTGCCCATTCTGTGTTGTACGGGCTGAGATAATCGCCGAGCGAAGCAAGTGACAACTCGGCCATCAGAAATACTCAACCCTGAGCGGCTCATAGGTCGGCGGCGCGGCCGTAAGACGGCGCAGTGTCCGCTCGTCGATCATCTTCGCGTCCTCGTTCATTGGCGAGCCGAAGCGCGGTCCGGCGACATTCGCCAGCAGGCGTGCGAGCGGTAGAAACCAGCTATCGGGAATATCCTCGACATCCTGCACAACGCAAATTCCGTCCTCCGCAAGCTGTTCGACCAGCGGCGCGAGGTAATTGCCGATTGCCGTCAGTTCCTCGGATTCCGGTTCCTGATTTGGATCCATCCCCGTCAGGATCGAAAGCGCCTCTGTTTTAAGCTGCGCGGATGTTTTCGCCATTCCCGCCATCCTTGAACCGGTCGTAAAAGCCGAACGTGTAAACAAGCTGGCCAACATGCCCGCATCTGTTTGACAGGTCGTGATCTATGAATATGCGCTCGCCCGCCGAACGAAGCTGGCGGCAGAACGTCATGTCCTCGCCGGAATAAACCTGCTTTTCAGCGTTCCATTTTACTTCAAAGTGCGGACGCTCGGTTTTTTTCACCGCGTCAAGATCGATCATGAAAAGCGCAAGCCCGACTGTTTCAACCTCTTGCAGGCCGCTCGCGCCCTTTGAAGCAACCCATTCCCCGTCCAATCCCTTCGCGGTGTAGTGCAGATAATCCGGATTTTTACGAAGCGAATTGACGCCGATGCATCGCTTGCCCTTGCCGTACAGGTCATTCGCAAGCGTCGGCGGGAATACCATGTCATCGTCAATCATCAGCATGTGCGAAAACTTTTCCGCGATGCAGGTGTCAAGCATCCCCTGCCGCGCGACGGATAACAGCGAACAATTCTTCGATATTTTCATATCGACTTTTGTAAACGGGTTATTGCCCGCAAGATGCGCGACCATGTGCGCAAGACATCGCGTGAAGTCCGGGACGTGATCCCGGTTCGATATGACGCAAATCGCAAGCGAGGCCATCAATCACCATGAAAGAGGCGGGCGGGAATTGCTCCCCGCCCGCCGTGTTGTTAATCGTCGCCCAGCATCATGAACGACACGCTAAATGTCCCGTTCACGTCAATCCATCCGGTATCGTCAACGGTTGCCGCCGAGCCAGAGAAATTGAGCGCCAGCTTGCAAGCCGTTCCAGTGCCGTTAACGGTTGACGCGCCGGTAACAGCCGTGCCGGTCGTGGTGCCGCTGGAGAGCGTTTGGGACACCGCCTGACCAACATTTTCGTTAGTCCCGTTTCCGAGCGTGCCGTCAGCCGCAGCCGCGATTGCGGTCGTGCCAACGCCAATCTCGAAAGCGGTATCGTTGGGAACGCCGGTTCCGTCGCTCACGTAGGACGTATAATCCTGCCGTGAGCCAAGGAACGTAATCGCCTGCTCGGGGAACTGAAAGAACGTGTACGAGCCGTAAGACCCGTTCGTCGTGGCATCCGTCACCGGAATGCGCGCGCGCCGGAACTTGAAATCGGCCCTTACAATGTTCTTGTCCCGCGTCACGTCGGATACCTCGATCCGGCCCGAAGTGGGCTGGCTCAAGGTGCCGAGGTCAGCGAGGCCCCATACCGTCCGATTGGGAAGCGTCATGATAAGACCCTCCCTTACGCATCGGCCGCGGCGGAGAAGAAGCCGTTCACCACGCCCCACTGCACAAGGTTAGTGCTGGACTTGAAGAACGTCTTTGCAACGCCGTAACACATCTTGACGCCAGCGCCGCGCACAAACTGGTAATCAGTCTGGTCGCGGAACGTCGGCGTGGGCATTTTCGCCCAAGGCATTGCAACCGCGTTCTGCCCGCACAAAAACACGGGAGCAACACGGCTGGACGAATCGCCGCCGGTCTTGAGGTTGCCGGTAATGCTCGCAGTCCAGATGTTATCGACGAAGCCGTCGATTTCCGGAACCTCGCGGACGATAACGCCATCCCAGAGAAGGTCGCCGTCCTGGAAGATGATGTTGTCCGTACCGCGCGGGCGCGCATCCGTGTTCGAGGACTTAAGATCGGCCTTCAAATCACGAAACGCGGTCGTGGGTGCAAACGCAACATAGTAATCGTAACCCGATTTCGTCTTGTAGGGACGAATGGCCGGGTTAGCGATTTTGGCAATGCGCTTCATCAGCGAGACAGACGCGGCGCTGAATTTATCAGCCGACGTATCAATCTTGCCCAAATCCGTGACGTGCGTCCCGGAATAATTGGACTTTGCATTGCCGTACAGCACGCGATCCGAATTGGCGGCAGCCCAAGCGTTAAGCCCGGTCGCCGTCGCGTCGGCATAAAGCTGACCGTTCACGCGCTGACCGGCGGAACTGCCAAGGCCGGACGGTGCCGACTCGGACGGCAGAGCCATGAACGCCTGAATGATCTCATCGCGCTGGAGATCCTTGCCCCAGTCCGACAACAACGGCTTTGCTTCACCGAAAATATCCGCAGAATCCTTCTGTTCTTCGGCGTCGTTGGTCGCAACGGAATGGCGTGCCCAGTCAACCCAGACGCGCATGCCGTAGTTGGAAATGGCCTCTTCCTGATCGGTGAGAGTGCCGGTCGATTTCGCCGTGCCGGTCAATGACCGGACCAGCGGAATATTGACCTGTTCGCCGCCCTTTTTGTTATCGTGCAAAGTGCGGATGATCGAGGTAGGCGCATCGCCCATATAGGGCGAGAACATGTTTTCCCGAACAAACTCTTTAATCAGTTCCTTGCGAAACTGAATAAGCTTGTTGTTCGACTGGATCGAGGAAATAGCCATAGCAGCGTCCTTTCGAGCGCCGCGACCGGCAACAAAAAACCCGCCTTCAAGGCGGGCGGCTTATTCTGTTGTGATCGGTCGTCTATCGGCGCAAAGCAGCTCTCAAGAGCCCCGCTTCGCCATCATCGTCATCGTCGCCCGGAGGCGCGGATGCCGTTGCTTTGTTAAGGCTTGGCGGGAGTTGCGTAACCGAAGGACGATTTGGCTGTGCCTGCACGTTGCCGCGAATGCGCTCGATCAGCTTGGCTTGCATCGCGGGGTCTTTCATCCGCTCGTCAAGCTGCTTCTCAAACCACGCATTCGGGTCCGATCCTACCTGCGAGAAAATAGTCTGCCGCTGATGCCATTGCATGATGTCGCCAAACGGGTCCAGCGATTGCATCGCCCGCTGATAGATCATCACGGATTCCGGGTTACTAACCCGCAAGCCTTCGCCTAGCGCATCGTATGCGGCTTTGACCTTTTCCTCGCCGTACTGCCGGATGGCATCCTTGCGCGAATAAAATTCCCGCAAGCCAGCCATTTCGGCCCGTATCGGATCAACAAGCGCAGTGGCCTCGTGACGAACGTATCCGGCCTGATCCTCCCAAAAGTCGGGAGGCGATTGTGCCGGTGCCTGTTGTCTTTGCGCCTGCTGAATTGCGTGCCGCATTTCTGCGAGCTCGCGATCCAGTCGCGTTGCCCGTTCTTCCGCCGCCCGGCGCGCGTCCGCCTCCTCCTTAAGCCGCCATGACGGAATGCCGTCACGCGGTTCAGGCTTTGGCTTTTCGCTTGCCGGATTAGCCGGTTGATCTTCCGGCGTTACGGTCGGTTCAGGCAATTGTTCCGCCACCGCTTGCGCGGCGGGCGGTTCCGTCTCACCTTCCGGCTTTGATGCAAATCGCCCCCGCTCATCGCGGGCTTGCCCTGCATCGGCCTCGAGCTCTACGGGTTCGAGCGCAGATTCAAACAAAGCTCTATCGTCATCGGCCATGAGCCAACGTCCTTTCGCTTATCGTGCGATTACGTGTGCACCGCTTCGCGCGGCGTTGCGGCTGCCGTAACGTGGCAGCGGACGATTTGCCCTTTATCGCGCGGGCGAGCGGTTCGTTATTCGGCCGCGAAAACGTTCGCGGCGGGGCGCGCATCCTGCACCATCTTTAGCGGTGCAATCGCGGCGTCCTGCGTCGTTTTGTATGCACTGGCGCGGCTGCGCTCGGCGGCTGCATTCTTGGCGTTTATGTCCGCAACCGCCTTCGCCTCCGCCAATTCCGGCGGCAATTCATAGCGCGGGACATGCCCCTGCGCGGCGCGCGGCATAGCGGCTTCCTGCACCTTCGCCATATTGAGCATTGCGCGCGATTTCGTTTCCTCGACCTTGGCCTGCTCACCGGCAAGCGCAAGCTGTTGCGCCGGGCCAGGCTGTTGCGCCTGCTCGATATAGCCAAGCAATTTCTTGCGCGTGCGGCCGTCAATGCCGGGCGCAAGCTCGATCAGAATGGCTGGCGGCACCTGCGCGCCGGACTGCGCCAGCGCCAGCAACGCCGCGTGCGTGTCCGCCATCATGTTCAATGTATCCGGCCCCTCGTCGAGGATGATGTCCACATCAAGCTCGCCAAGCGCATTGATGATGGTCGGCATGCCGGTCATAGGATCAATATCGACGCCGTTAATATGGATGTATTGCGCGAGGTCTTCGTCATCCGTAACCCTGATCCATCGTTCGCCGGACCAATGCCGCTGCACCGCGTTCCAGATGGTCCGATAAAGCCGCACCTTCCAGCCGCGAAACGCGGAAATATACGGGCCTAATTCCGCAATGCCTGCGGACTGCAACAAACTGATCGCGCGGCCGGACTGGTTTTCAACGCCCTGCCCGAGGACGGCGGGGTTTGGACCGAAGTTTTCAATTTCCGTCTTGCCGTCCGCGAGCAGCTTTGACCATCCGGCAAAGTCAAACGACTGATCGTCCGCCTTGACCTCGCCGCCGGGATTAACAATGACAACGCCATCCGGCCGCGCCCATTCCGCGCGCGCCTTTTCAACGTCCTGCACCGCCGCGTTAGACATAATCAAACGGCGCGACCCGAGGATGTGGTTCAACTTGCTTTCTTTGAAGTTGATCGAATCCTGCGACGACCGCATGTTTCGGACAAAGCCGTAGCGGTCGCCATCGTGATCGACGTTCGCGGAAAACATCACATACTTGCATTCGGTATTACCGCGCGCGTCAACAAGATATGACGTGCCTTCCATCAGCACGGTTGCGCCGGTGAAAATCGAATAACTCCACTTACCGCCGGTTTTGTACCAGCAATCAACAAGGCGAATACGCTTATGCGTATTGTCGAACCATTTATTCTCGCGATCCGGGTTCGTCGTGAAATCCGTCCCGGTTTCAACCGATGCGTCGATTTCGTCCGCGCGATCCGGAAACATCTCCTTTGCGAGGTCAACGTCAATCCACTTGGCAACGCCCATATAGCGCGCGTCGGTGAAATCGGCGCGGTAAGAGCGGGGATCATAGAAAAACGAATCCGGCTCCACGATGTCAAACTCGATATCCCGGTCATCGGGATTTCCGGCCGTGCCCTGCGTCAGATTGATTTCAATCCCGCCAATCCCCTCGATTGCGGAATCGCGCGCCACCTCGGACGATTTGGACTGCCATTCCTGATTATCCAGCACATAGCGGATGCAGGCGGTCGCGAGGTCCGCGCCTTCCTCGTGCTGCGGCGTGCGCGGAAACGCTTTCGGGTCTTGCCGCATCCGTTCCAGCACGCCGACCACGCCGTCGATTTTCCGGCCAACGCGGTTGATAGTCATAACCGGCTGTTTCCGGCGCTTCATCACTTTTATCTGCGCGGCCGTCCATTGCGAGCCGTGATAATAGCGCCTCGCGTCCTGCGCTTCCTCGATTTCATCGCGCTTGCTTCCGAGGTAGTCCTGATACGCGCGGCGCAGCTTTTCAATCGTCCACGATCCCGCGCCGGAAACGGACGGCGCATTGTCGCGCGGCGCGGCGGCGGGCGCGCCCGCGCTATAACCAGTCATCATGCGACCATCCATAATCCGTCATCGTCGAGGCTTTCGCGCTCGCTGTAGCCGCTTTGGTCTTCTTTTGGCCTTGGCTTGTTGGCCGGCTCGCCAGCCAGCATCGTGTCCAGCAGCTGACCCACGAGGCCAAGCGCATCGACCTGATCGTCGTGCTTGCCGGCCGGGAAACTCAGCAGCTCGGAACGCAACGCCGGGAAGTATGGCGCGCGCTCGTCGACATAGAGCCCGTTGAGCGCCATGCGCCCGCGAATGGATTGCGCCCTAACCGCCTTGTCGCCGCGCGTCGGAAATTGCTGGCGAAACACAAACGCGCCGCGCTCGCGTGAGCGACGGTCGAGGAACGGCCCGACGCCGGCCCTTATCTGCCCGGTTTCCTCCGCCCATCCGATCGGCTTCCAGCGGGCGACCAGATCGCAATACGCTTCAATCCAGACTTCCGCCGATGCTTGCTTGCGCCACAGGTCCAGCAGGTACATGTCGCCGGCCGGATCAATGCCGACAACGACGTGCACCGTGTAGTCGCCACCATCGGCCGTCACCGCGTAATCGGACGCGCCGTAGACCCGCATTGACGCGAGGTCCGGCATCCGGTCGACCGGCCGCAGCCATTCGGCCCGAAAATAATCGCCTTCCTCGGGCGACGGCCGTTGCTGATACAGCGCCGACCATTCGCGCGGCCCTACAGCCCGCCGCTTGCGTTCCAGCGCCTCGCCGTTTTCCCATTCCGGCCAAAGCGGCTCACCTTCCGCGCGCCCGAGCGGGTCATCCGCCTCGGCAATCGCCGGCAGGCTGATGACGTGCCACTGGTCGCCACCGGCCTCCGCGTCCGCCAGCAAGCGGCCTGCGAGGTCGTCGGCATGCCACCTCGTCTGAATCAGGATTATTCTGCCACCCGGCTTTAGCCGCGTGTACAGGTCCGATTTATACCAGTCCCATATTTTATTGCGCACCGTCTCGCTGTCCGCGTCCTCACGGCTGCGCAGCGGGTCATCGATGACCACGAGATCGGCGCGGCGGCCAGCAATTGCGCCACCAACGCCGGCCGCGAAATACTCCCCGCCCGCGCTCGTCTCCCAGCGCCCCGCCGCCTGGCTGTCATCCGCGAGGCCAATGCCAAGCGTAAGGCTATGCTCTACGATCAGGTTGCGGACGCGGCGTCCCCATTTTTCCGCCAATTCCGCCGTGTGGCTCGCCGCGATCAGCGCGTGACCGGGATGCCGCGCCAGATACCACGCCGGAAACAGCACGCTCGCGTATGTCGATTTGGCGGCACCCGGCGGCATGAAAATAGCCAGCCGGTCTATATCGCCGCGCGTGACCGCCTCAAGCCGGTCTATCAGCAGCCTATGGTGCCGGGCGGGCGCAAAGCCCGCGTGCCGGCAGAAATCAGTTAAGCGTTGCCGGATCGTCCGGCGAAATATCAATTCCTTCGCCGCGTCCGGCTGCGATATCTGCGAGTTCATCGTCGCTCAAGTCTCTGGCGATCTGCCGGCGCACAGTCATGTCGACGGTTTGGCTCGGCTTGCCCCAGCCGCGATCAAGCAGAGCACATGCAGCCGAAACCCGCGCGGCGGCGGGCGCATCCACCTGTTGCATGATGCCGGCAAGGGTTTTGAGCGCGGTCGCGGTATGGGATCGCGCCAAAGATCGGATATCGGTAAGGGCCTTGGCCATTTAGTTCACTTGAGGTTGTCGGCTATTGGACGCCTGCGAACCGGCGCAAAGCATCGCTCAGGGCTATAACGGCCCTGTAGAATGCGGTTTTCATGGTGATGCCCTGAATCAAAAACCCGGCGCGCTTTTCCTTGGCAAGAGGCGCGGCCGGGTTTCATCAGAAAGGAAACGACTATGAGCTGGAGACAACTCAAGCCGCTTTCTTCACCTCATCGGCAAGCCGAGGAGGGAAGCCATTTGGTCCGATGTTGGATCGGACGAAATACATCAACTTCTCAGTGTTGTTGTCGGTCAGCCCCAGGCCCGCTTCCAGCCACGTCTTGATGCCGAGATAACCTCTGGCTCGCCAATACCGCTCAATTCTTGATTGGAGTGCCCGCGCGTTGGTAGCGGTGAGGTAATTGACCTCTGCCCGACTCGCTCGGACAGGCTTTGGCTTGATCGCTTCATTCTGGATCATGCGGCCACCTTTGATTGCAACCGCTCATAGCCGTATAGGTCGGCAAGGATGCTGAGGCCCAATTTCAACTCTGACATGCGGGGCCATGGGCATGTCTCGTCCAGCAGGACGGTGTGATAGATCACAGACCATTGGGCGTTTGTCAGGGCGGCCCGGATTGAATCATAGTCACGGCTTGCGCGCTCTCGCGCCTTGCAGTGCTGGCATCGCCCTTCCGAGCAATCCGTACAGCCGGCGGAGGCTGATGGCCCATGACCGGCGCGGCCGAGCTGGTAATCCGGGCTTTTCGATGTGCGGGCCAGCCCGCCAATTAGCCTGTCGTGGTAGCCCATGAACCGCGCGAAGTGAGCGGCGGCGGACACCTGAGCGTCTGTCAGCTTGTCTTCCAGCCGCATTCTGCCGATTGATGTGCCGAATGCCGCATTGATGATTTTCTGCCGGCCGGCCTCGACCATCTGCCGGACGAGTGCCGGCGGGAACCGTTCCGGTTTAAGCTTGCCGCACGGGTAGCGTTCGCCTCGCTGCTTCCGTCTTCCCAAATTCGGTGCTCCTGTTTGGTCCCTCCCAAACACAAATCACCATGATGACATTTCAGAAAATCCGGCCAGACTTCCGATATGTCAACACCTCGCCGCCGGCTGTTGATAACCGTCCCCGGTCCTTGATTTGCCGTAACCAAATTTTTCAAGCAATTCATCCGGCGCGCGACATCCCGGTTTTCCCGGTTCAGGCCCGTAAGCGATATTCCAGCGCGAAGTTTCCTTGAACATTTTCACGGCGAATTCCCCCGGAATGGCCGGCGTTCCCGGCTTATCCTCAGGCGGTTTTCGTCCCATGAACTCACAGGCTTTCAAGCACCAGTTATGCCAAGCGGCTTGCCAGTCGGTGGAGGTCCGACCGCGCTCACGCGCATGATTTTTAAACTTGGTAAACTCTCGTTCGGCTTCGGCCCGGCTAAGTCCGGCGCTCGTTGCCTTTTCGTAATCGACAGTCAGGCCATCGGGGAGTTGTGTGGCCCTTCTTCGATCTTTTTTCGCGGAATGGCGCGCGTTAGCGCACTCTCCCTCTTTCTCTTTCTCTTTCTCTTTCTCTAGGCAAGCGCCGTGCTTGCACTCTGCTAGCAATCCGCTAGCATTTTCGTCAGTTATAAAAAAACCGCTATCTATTAACGGCTTAATCGCAGTCAGGAGTTCCCCCTCGTTCATCCGAAGGCGGTAGGCCAATTCCTGCGACGTTGCCGTTATGATGCCGTTTTCGTACTCACTCGCTAGCAGCCAGAGAAGCGGCGCTAGCGCCCTGCTAGCAACCGGCAAGCAATGGAAATCATAATCATCAAGGAGTTTCCGGTGCAGCTTGATCCATGCTGGCGACCTGTCCTTGTAGTGCTGGAACTCAACCCAATTTTTAGGTGTAAGCGCCATGCTATATCACCTCAGCGACTAGCCACTTGTTTAAGACGGATGGTTTAATCCTGACCCGGCCTGCGCTGCGAATGATGCGCGGCGGCGCGCATTCTTCGAAAAATAGATCGGTGAGCGCCTTTAATTCGCCTTCGACGGCTTCCAGCCGCCGCTCTAGCGGCGCCCTCGCCGTTGCCAATTCGGCTTCCATCACGTTGAAAGCATCGATGTAGAGTAGCTTCCAGCGCATTGCCTCTGCGCCGGTAAAGCCCATAACCAGCATGGCAAAGCCGTCGCGCGTCATGTCATAGCAGCGAAATTCCTTTGACTGTTCAGTCAGATAGGAGGACGGCGCAAAATTGCGCCATCCGAATTCCGGCCCGGTTTCGGAGATTGTCCGGTCGATTGACCGGAGAACGTCTTTATGCGCCCGCGCAAAATGGCGGGCGACATCCAGGCTGGATACGCGGGCAAGCCCGGCCCTGACCGTGAGCGATGGCCGTTCGATGGCTGCTACCTCGCCGCCGATCAACCCGTCCTCCCTGAGAATGGCGCGCAGGTCCGAACGATTATTCAGCGGCGTCCGCCAATCGCTTGGCGTCTTCGGAACGGTGTGCAGGCGCGCATGGCCATTGTGGACCCATTTCACCAGAATGTGCTTGCCGCCGTGCTCAACGGTTGGCTCGATGCCGACTGCGTTCAACTCCGCAACCGCTGTATCCAGACATTCGTTCATGCTGCCTCCTGCATGGGCGTGCCAATACGCCTCTGGATGCCGGCTATGTCGGCGGCAAGCTGGCTGTCCTGCTTCAGGAGGCCCTCGATCTTGCGCACCGCGTGCAGGACGGTGGTGTGGTCGCGGCCGCCGAAACGCCGTCCGATCTCCGGCAGCGAGCGCAGGGTCAGGGTCTTGGCGAGGTACATCGCCA